TCAGTAGGAAGCTCACAAATATCTGCTGAAATGATTACTGGAACAACAGCTTTAACTTCTGCACCAGATGACACAGATGAGCTCTTAATATCTGATGCTGGAACATTAAAGAGAATAGATTACTCATTAATTAAAGGTGGCGGTGGATTAATTTTTTTATCACATACAACTATTTCAAGTAACACAGCTAGTGTTGCATTTAATTCAGGTATTGATAGCACTTATGATGCTTATAAATTTATTCTTTCAGGTGTGAGACCTGCCACAGATAACCAAGATATAGAAGTTTTTTATTCAGTTGATAGCGGATCAAATTATTTAAGTAATCCATATCAATACTCAGTATCTTCAATAGATTCAGGAGGAAATTCAGGTAATGTACAAAGTGGAAACGCTGGTAATATTCGTATGACAGGAGATAATGTTGGTGGTGCATCAGCAGAAAGTTTTAATGCAGAAATTATTTTATATAATCCATCAAATACAAGTCATAATAAACATATTGCTTTTTTTGGTGGTTATATGGAAAAAAATGCTTTACCTTGTTATACTGTAGGTGCTGGTGCGAATACAGGTTCTACTGCAGCAGTAAATGGTATTAAATTTCAATTTACTAGTGGTGATATAGCAGAGGGTAGTTTTACAATGTACGGAGTGGCGAAAGCATAGGAAATAAATTATGGCATATATAGGTAAACAACCAGTAGTAGGAAACTTTCAAAAGTGTGATGCAATATCGGTTGTTAATGGACAAGCAGCATACAGTTTAACAGTAGGCAGTGCAGCGGTAAGCCCGGAAAATGTTAACCATATGTTGGTCAGTCTTAACGGCGTACTTCAGGCGCCCGGCGACTCGTTTACGGTATCAGGATCCACACTTACCTTCGCAAGCAATCTTGCAACGGGAGATGTAATCGACTTCGTGATTATTTTAGGTGATGTGTTAGACTTAGGCACACCATCAGACAATAGTATATCAACTGCAAAACTAGTTGCTAACTCAGTAACAGCTGCTAAATTTAATGCAGATGTAATCTCAGGGCAAACTGCTTTAGCAGAAACTCCTGCAGATACTGATGAATTATTATTATCGGATGCTGGTGTATTAAAAAGAATAGATTTTAGTCATTTAAAGTCTACTCCACATAAAACTTTATTACATACAGTTACTGCAAGTGACTCAGCTAATGTTACATTTGATAATACCTACGTTACTTCTACTTACAGAGATTATCATCTTACTTGGTCAAATGTTCACTGTGCAACAGATAATGTCAGACTTGATCTTTTAATTTCAGATGATAACGGTTCAAGTTTTAAATCAGACAGTGATCATCAAAGAAATAGTTTTGGTATGACTTCAGACAACGCCACTATTTTAAAAAATAATAACAATAGTGGTACTCAATTTGAAATTACTCCTGCTAATATGGGTAATGCCGCTGGTGAAAATACTTCAGGAGAAGTAACTTTTTTTAATATATTAGGAACAGATAATTTTAAACAATTTATTGGTCAAGTTCAATCTACTAAAACTGATCAGGCTGCTACAATGTTTTTGCTTGGTGGTGTTTATAAAAAAGTAGCAGCACATAATGCATTTAAATTTCAGTTTTCGTCAGGTAATATTGCATCAGGTGTATTTAAAATTTACGGAATTACATAGGAGTAGAATGTGGCAATATCTAAAGCAAACTTTAATAGCTTCAACGTTACTCCAACAGCGAGTAAGTTTATAACATTTAACTCTAGTAACAATGGGTTAGCTGCGGATGATGTTGGTGGTAGCTTAGTTTTAATATCTACTCAAACTGCTAGTAGTAGTTCAACAATATCTTTTACCAGTGGTATAGATTCTACTTATAAAGAATATATTTTTAAGTTTTATAATATTCACCCTGATGGCGGAACTGGCAGACATTTTAGTTTTCAAGGTAGCACAGATGGTGGAAGTTCTTATGGAGTTACTCTTACTTCATCATTTTTTCAAACAGACCATAATGAAGCAGATTCAACAGCAAATTTAAGTTATGAGGGTGGTAAAGATTTAGCACAATCAACTGACTTTCAAAGAGTTTTAAGTAGTATAACAGCAAATGCTGATGATAGTGGTAGCGGAACTTTGCACTTATTTGACCCATCTAATACTACATTTGTTAAACACTTTATTGCTACGGGAACTTTAGTTGCTAATGCTTATGTTAATTCAAATTATGTTGCTGGTTATTTAAATACAACAAGTGCTATTGATGCTATACAATTTAAGTTTGATTCAGGAAATATTGAAAGTGGAGTTATAAAATTATATGGCGTTAACTAAATTTAATTTTAATAGTTTTGATTTGACAACAGTTGCAAGCACAGGGTTAGCTTTTAACGCTAGTGCTAATGGATTTGATACAGCAGCACCAGGTGCTATAACATTAATTTCAACTAACACTATATCTTCAGGTGTATCCTCTTCAAGTTTTACTTCAGGGATCGATAGCACTTATGATACTTATTTATTTAAATTTTTTAATTTACATTTTTCTAATGCCAATGAAGCATTTTTTTTAAAATTTAGAGATGGTGATTCTTCTTTTGATGCTACAAAAACTACAACTCATTTTTTTGCTAGAAATACTGAAGCTGGTACAAATTCATTTAGCTATGACTCTGATAGAGATTTAGCACAAAGCACAGGGGGGCATTTTTTAAATTTAGTGACAGGAAATCAAAATGATGGTTCTCTTTCAGGTGATATGTTTTTATTTTCACCAAGTTCGACTACGTTTGTTAAACATTTTACGGCAAGAACTCAAAATATGGATAGTGGAGATAATTCAACAGTTACTTATACTGCTGGTTATGCTAATGTAACTGCAGCTATTGATGGAGTAGAATTTTCTGCATCTTCTGGAACAATAGATTCTGGTGTTATTAAAATGTATGGGATAACAAAATAATGGCTCTTAATAAATTAAAATTTAATAGTATAAATGTTACACCTGCTGCTAGTGAAGCTATAAGATTTAATTCTGGTGCTAATGGTTTAGAGACAGCAAGTGCTGGGGGTAGTTTAACAAAAATATCTACTTCTACTGCAAGTTCATCATCAACTATAGATATTACATCAGGTATAGATAGTACTTATAAAGAATATATTTTCATATTTAATAATATACATCCAGCAAGTGACAATGTAAATTTTACAGTTAATTTTAGAGATGGCAGTTCTGCTTTTGACGCAACAAAAACGACTACTTTTTTTCAAGCATCAAATGATGAATCAGCAAGTAATGGTAGTGTTAATTATGAATCAGGTAGAGATTTAGCACAGTCCACTGGAGCACAAATGTTACATAGTGGTGTTGGGGATGATTCTGATCAGTGTATTAGTGGAGTTTTACATTTATTTGATCCAAGTAATACAACTTTTGTAAAACATTTTTTATATAATGGAAATAATACACACAATTCAAATGCAAGTATTCAGCAATTTGTAGCTGGATATTGTAATGTTACAGCTGCAATAGATGGAGTACAATTTGCGATGTCTAGTGGAAACATAGATTCAGGAACCATAACAATGTACGGAGTAACCTAATGGCTTTAAATTTTTGTAACAATAATTCTTTATCAGCTATAACTTCGATACCTGCAGCTATTAGTGGTGGTGCTTTAAATTTAATATCTACTCAAACTGCTAGTAGTAGTTCAACAATATCTTTTACAAGTGGCATAGACTCTACTTACAAAGAATATATTTTTAAATACTATAATGTTCACCCATCAACTGGTGCTAGTTTATATATGAACTTATCAGCAGATGGTGGAAGCAACTATAATGTTACAAAAACATCTAGTGCTTTTAGAGCATTTCATCAAGAAGATGATGGCGGTGCTTCAATAACGTACTTAACAGGATATGATTTAGCACAAGGAACAGGTTCACAAAGAATATCAGGTGCTATAAATGCATCTAATGCAGACGAAAGTTGTTCAGGCACTTTACATTTATTCGATCCAAGCAACACAACATTCGTAAAACATTTTATTGCTGAAACAAATGCATATGGAGAAAGTGTGTATTCTCATCAATTATTTATAGGTGGTTATGGAAACACAACATCAGCTATTAATGCTGTACAATTTTCATTAAACACAGGTAACATAGATTCAGGAACTTTTAAATTATATGGCGTTAGTTAAATATAACAATAGATCTATATTAAATGTAACTGCTTTAGATAGTATAGCAAGTGGTAGTTTAAATTTAATTACTACAAATACAATATCATCAGGCGTATCATCATCTTCTTTTACTTCTAGTATTGATAGCACATATGATACTTATATTTTTAAATATATTAATTGTCACCCAGCATCAGATGGAGTAAGATTTCAAGTAAATTTTAGAGATGGTAGTACAGCATTTGATGCTACAAAAACTTCAACGCATTTTTATGCTTTTCAAGATGAAGGTGGTAGTACAACAAATTTTAGATATGATACCAGCCACGATTTAGCACAAGGAACAGGTTATCAAGATTTAAACACTTCAGGAGTCGGTAATGGAAATGATGAAAGTATTTCAGGAACACTTTATCTTTTTTCACCATCTAGCACTACTTTTGTTAAACACTTTATGGATACTAATAATATGTATTTTAGTGATAATTATACTATTAATTCAAGAACTGCTGGATATTGTAATGTAACTGCCGCTATTGATGGAGTTGATTTTAAATTTAATAGTGGAAACATAGACAGTGGCGTAATTAAAATGTATGGATTGAGTAAATCATAATGAGTATTGTAACTTTAAATAATAGAGCATTAAAAGATGCAACAGCAGTTGGAACAACAACGGGACTTGGTAATTTAGTTTTTATATCAAGATCAACTGCTAGTTCATCATCAAGTTTAAGTATAACATCAGGTATTGATAGCACTTACAAAGAATATATATTTTTTTTTAATAATATACACCCAGCATCTGATGGAACGAATGGAAGACTTACATTTAATTTAAGTGTTGATGGTGGTAGTAATTACAATGTAACTAAAACTACAACTTTTTTTGAAGCGTCACACGATGAAGGGGGTTCTAGTACAGCTTTAGGTTATGAATCAGGGCACGATCTTGCACAAGGTACAGGTTATCAAAATTTAGCAAGAAGTTTAGGAAATGATGCAGATCATAATTTAGATGGTTTTTTACATTTGTTTGATCCATCAAATACAACTTTTGTAAAACATTTTATTGCTAACATAAGCACTAATTTTGCAGGAGATCCTGATTACGCTGCACAAAGTCTTATTGGTGGTTATGCTAATACGACAAGTGCTGTTAACGGTGTAAGTTTTCAATGCACATCAGGAAACATTGATTCTGGAACAATCGATTTGTATGGGGTAAAATAGGCTTTTACAACTATATGAAATAGTATATAAACAAAAAACAAGGAGAACAAATATGCCTAGATTCAAGATGGTTAACGGTGAGCGTATTCAGCTTACAGCTGCAGAAGAGACAGCAAGAGACGCTGAAGAACAAGCGTGGGCGGATGGTGCTGTAGCAAGAGCACAAGCTGCTTTAAGAACTAGAAGAAATCAACTTTTAGCAGAGACAGACTTTTATGCTTTGTCTGATGTCACTATGTCGAGCGATATGACAACATACAGACAAAATTTAAGAGATCTTCCAGCTGGTAAAGATACCGTTGATAAATGTAACAACGCTACTTGGCCGACTAAACCATAAGGCGTAGGAAATCACTATGCTGCAAAAAGTTAAATTTGCGCCTGGATTTAATAAACAGGTCACTGCTACCGGTGGTGAAAGCCAATGGGTCAACGGTGATAATGTTAGATTTAGATATGGCACACCAGAAAAAATTGGTGGTTGGTCACAACTAGGTTCAGTTGCCATAACAGGTCGAGCAACAGCTATTCATCACTTTGTTAATACATCAGGTATCAAGTATGCTATCCTAGGAACAAACAGAATTTTGTATGCATACTCTGGAGGTATATTTTACGACATACATCCTATTAAAGCTACAACATCTTTATCAAATGCTTTTTCTACAACTAACGGATCAAAGACTGTAACACTTACCTTTGCATCTGCACACAACATAAATAAGTTTGATATTATATTATTAGACACTTTTACAGCTATCACTGGTTCTGATTTTGGTTCTGGAGACTTTACAGATAAAAAATTTATGGTGACATCCATACCAACAGATACAACACTAACGATAGAAATGGAATCAAACGAGTCAGGATCTGGTGCTTCAACATCTGGTGGTATTCGAGTTCAACATTACTATCCGGTAGGACCAGCAGTAGAGGTTGCGTCAACAGGTTGGAGTTTGGGATCTTGGGGTGGACAACAAACAGGACAATTTACATCTACATTATCATCGGACATCAATGCATCGGTAACAAGTTTAACAATGGCAAGTTCTTCTTCTTTCCCATCTTCAGGTACAGTGTTGATTGGAACAGAATTAATTACATACACAGGTAATAGTAGCGGAACATTATCTGGATTAACACGAGGTGCTTTAGGAACGACAGCAGCTACACATTCATCGGGTGCAACGGTAACAGATGCATCAAACTTTTTTGCTTGGAATGCTGCAGCATCTGGAGATATTGTAACAGCACCAGGATTATGGTCACTAGATAATTTAGGTAATAAACTTATTGCAACCATAAATGGCGGTGAGAGTTTTGAGTGGGACTCTAATCCTACTGGAGCTAACAATACTAGAGCAACGATTATAACAGGCGCACCAACAGCATCTGCATTTAGTTTAGTATCTACACCAGATAGACACTTAATATTTTTTGGAACAGAAACAACCATAGGAACTAAATCTACACAAGACCCTATGTTTATTAGATTCTCTTCTCAAGAAGATATTAATTCTTACACACCAACAGCTACCAATACAGCAGGTACACAAAGACTAGCGGATGGTTCTAAGCTTGTAGGAGCCATTAGAGGTCGTGATGCCATTTACATTTGGACAGACACAGCATTATTTATTATGCGTTTTGTTGGTCCACCA